GACTGTGTCGGTAAGACTGTAGAGTGAATCGTGAGGACGCGGGAGAACGCTGAGTTTGCTTTAGCGAATATCCGCACAGTGGCTGCGCTGGAGGCTGAACTAGGCACGATTAAGGTCGAGCAATTTGGAGTCGCATTCTCCAACGACCTAGTGAGGGTTGCCGGTACTGCGGACGTGGTGGCCTTTAACGAGGACAAGTCAATTCTTGAAATTGCAGACTTGAAAACCGGACGAGGCTGGGTGGATGCGGACTCTCCTCAGATGAAGATATACGCGCTTGGCGTGCTCAAGAAGTACCTGAGCGCGTCCTTTGAAACTGTCAGGCTGACCATTGTGCAGCCGACTACAGGCGAGAACAGAACTCACGTTATGACAGCGGACGAGCTGCATGATTGGGCTGACAACGTGCTCATGCCTGCGGTGAACGCCGCCGTAAAGAACACAACCGAACCGACACCATCTAAGGAAGCCTGCCAATACTGCCCAGCTAAGATGATCTGCCCAGCTCAGACCAAGGCGCTGGCAGCGGTCCCTGTGACTGCTGACGTTAAGACTCTGACTCCGGACCAGGTATCCGACTTGCTGGACAAAGCTGAGCTGGTGGAGGACTTCATTGCTGCGCTGCGCAAGCAGGCTACTAAGACGCTGGAGGCTGGCGGTGTGCTGCGCGGGTGGCAGATGGCGCCTAAACGCGCTACCAGGGCATGGTCAAAGGAAGCGGACGCAGTTAAGGTATTGCTGGCCGCTGGCGTGCCAGAGACGCAGATATACGAGACATCAATGATTACGCCTGCTGCCGCAGACAAGTTACTCGGCAAGGACAGGAAACAAGTTTTGGATAGCGTGACCACGAAAGTAAGTAGTGGACTCACGCTGTCTAAATCCCGTGGGTTGGGCGAGAGCACATCCCTTTAAAAACTCTGAAAGCTAAACGCAAATGCTAAATCTATCTAGCTCCTCCGGTTCTGGTAACTACATCAGGTTCTCTCCACAAGCCAATATGTGGACCAACAACAACAACGAGGAAATTCAACTCAAGAAGGTGGTATTTGACATCGACAACATTCACACCGGCTGGCTCTTGCTGGGTGTTGGTGTACGCGACTGGGTGCAGGACGACTCTGTCGGCAAGAAGGGTCCGCAGCCGTCACCAGAGCACAAACGCGGTTTCCAGGTTGTCCTGTACAACAAAGAGATTGGCGCTGCCGAGTGGTCATCCAATGGAGTAGGCCCGAACATGGGGCTGGAGCTCATGTACAAGGCAGCGGCTGCCGAGCGTGAGGCTAATCCTGGCAAGCTGCCAGTGTTTGAGTACCTGCACTCAAAGGCTGAGAAGATTGGTAAGGGTACGACTCGCATACCCAAGTTTCAGCTAACAGGATGGGTTGCCCGTCCCGCTGGGCTGGATTCGGTGGCCGAGGAACCAGAGTATGTGCCAGAGCCGGTGCAGCCAGTACGCAAGGCGCCGGTTAAGGCTGCCGTGGTGGAGGACGACGAGATTTTCTAAGCGTTAGACTAACGCGCCGGTGGGTTGATCTCCACCGGCTTTTTTTTCCTCTGAAAAACGAGAACGAATAAATGGACACAGAAACAATAGCCAAGGCGCTGGGTAACGCCAAGCAGGTCAATGGGCAGTGGGTAGCCTCCTGCCCAGTACCTGGCCACGGCAGAGGGAACGGTGACAAGAACCCCTCACTCTCAATCACCGAGTCGGAGGGAAAGGTCCTGTTCCACTGCCACGGCGGGTGCGACCAGCGGGAAGTCTTTGACGCTGTTAGAGCCAGGGACTTGCTTCCCACCATAGCCAAACGTGAGGAGATTAGCTTTACGCAGCACCAGGCGCCGGTACTGGAGAAGGAGTGGGAGTACAGGTCGGAGGACGGCGATACTCTGTTTACCAAGCGCCGGTACAAGACATCAGACGCCAAGGGTAAGACGTACTCCATACACCGTGTGGACGCGCATGGTAAGCGCATAGCCGGACTTAAGGACACAAGGATCGTTCCATACAGGCTGCCGGAGCTGCTGGACGCTAAGACGGCAGGCAGAGCCATCTACCTGGTTGAAGGCGAGAAGGCCGCGGATGCCTTGGTCAGCATCGGAGCCATTGCCACCACCAGTCACACTGGCGCAGGAAGTTGGCCGCAGGAGATTACGCAATACTTTGCCGGCGCCAACATTGTGGTGATACCGGACAACGACGAGCCAGGCCGTCAATATGCCAGGCGTGCAATTCAGAATCTGTTACCAGTGGCCAAGTCAATCCGCTACCTGGACCTGGACCTGATGGTGGAGGGGGATGACGCCTACGAGTGGGTGCATCACGCCAAAGGTACGCGCAAGGAACTCGCGGATATGGCCAAGCAGGCGCCGGTTATCACGCAGGAGATACCTGTAACAGATAGCGAACAATCAGCGGAGACAACGCAAACAGAGCAGGAGGCGTACAACCCTACGCCGCAGTTGCTCAACATCGAGGCTTGGGACACCATCAAGGACGAGCCGGTCAGGTGGATCATTGAAAACGTATTACCTGAGAAGGGTTTCGCAGCCCTGTACGGGCCACCAGGCTCATACAAGTCATTCATAGCGCTGGACATAGCCGAGGCGGTGGCCACCGGCAGGCAGTGGATGGGTAACCAGGTAACAAACCCTGGCGCCGTACTGTACATAGCCGGTGAAGGTCACGGCGGTATCGGGGCAAGGATTAAGGCGTGCAAGATTAACCACCAGACGCAGGACGGGGCTGAGATATACGTTATCAGATACCAACTGAACCTGAGATCGAGCGCGGACGACTTCAACCTGCTGATGGAGTCAATAGACGACCTGATCGAGCGCACAGGCATAGAGCTGCGCCTGGTGCAGATAGATACCCTAGCCCGTGCCTTCGGCGGTGGCAACGAGAACGATAGCCAGGATATGGGCGCCTTCATCCATAACGCGGGGCGTTTACAACGCAAGCTGGACTGCGCACTAATGGTCTTGCATCACTCTGGCAAGGATCAGACCAAAGGATTGAGGGGTCATTCGAGCCTTTTGGGGGCAGTTGATACGCAGTTGGAGCTGCAAAAGCTGGCATCAGATGAGAAAAAAGAAGGGGTGGCTGGCTCCGGAATCCTCACCATCAGCAAGCAAAAGGATGGCCAGGACAACCTTAAATTTGGCTTTGAGATGGTCCAGATCAACATCAATCAGGGCATAGAAAGCGGACTCGGATTAGATGAAAACGTCTCTTTAGCGGTCAGGGAACATCAGGAAAACATCGACCAGCAGCACAAGAAAACCAAGGTTACACCATTAAGGACAGGTCGTGGAGGGGTGCAATTGCTTGTCCTGGACACACTCCATAAGGCAATCAAGGAGCATGGCGAGATGCGGGAAGTTGCTGGAAAACGCAATAAAGTGGTTCACGTCGAGCAGTGGCGAGCAGCGTTTGAAGCTACTCAAATTGATAAAGTAGACATTAAAACTCGGTTCAATAAGCGCCTTACATCTCTTATAAACGCGAAAAAGGTGGAGGTTTCAGATCCGTATGCGTGGATTATTTACAGCGATGATAGTCAAAATGATGGCGACTTTTAGGGTGTTTTACAACTTACAGATTTGGATTCCGACAAATGGACGACAAATGGAAGAAATCGACGTAAACAGCAAGAATTCGGTTTTCCGACAAATGGAACAAATGGACGACAAATGGACGACAAATGGACGACAAATGGTAAAAAACAGTGTTTCGGCACAGATTTGGCAGGAAAAGACAAATGGGAGAGCGTATGTCTTAATATACGCTCCCATTTGTCTTTCTGCCTAATGCCCAGAATCGGAGGATCAAGTGGCAATAAATAAACTTAAAACATTGGCGATTAAAGCGCCGACCATGCCGAGCTTTCCAGCGGATCGTTTTGACGTATTCAAAAACGCGGTCATGGTCGAGCTGGCTAACCGGAAGAATACCCATGATGCAATATGGGGTATTGATAGGCTGGTCTGGCTGGTGGATAGCGAGCTGCGGGAAAAGGTGTGGCTGCAACTTGAACGGGTCTGGAAGGCGCAGGAATCCAGGGACGACGAAAAGCTGAACAAGGCGGTCAGGGGTATGTGCAAGGCGTACCAGGCAATGGAGGACTGGGCTGCAGCTAACGGGGTCAGCGAGCTGCCTGACTTGGGACAGATTGAGCACCAGCGTGAGGATGGTACGGTTTTCGTGATCGTGCCAGATGAGAAGTCCAAGCAGCTCTACTGCCAGCAGTGGCCAGGCTCAACGGACAGGGAAGTCTGGACGGCAGCTGAAATTGCGATAATCGTCAACAAGCAGGCAGGTGGCAAGATAAGCGAGATCAAGCAACTATGGCCAGACAGTAAGCTGGTGGCGGTATGTGGTCCAAGCGGGTTTGATGACATGGAGAACGATTTGGACATGACAAAGCCGAGCACGATGCCTAAACTGTTCGACACAAAGGCGTTTAAAGGGGCTAGATGATGCGTAGAAGCGATTTTGTTGGTCTGGGCATGGGTAGGGTGCTTTGGGTGGCTAAATTCGATTTAAGGGCTTTCTGATGGCTGGGCAAAAGAAAAAGCGCGAGGACTTGGCGGTGCTGGATTCGATACCGGTAGAGCAGATCGTGACCATGTTTGAGGCCGGAAAGTCAACGGCGCGGATATGCGAGGCACTGGGAATTGGGAGAAGGGCGCTAGAAATCTGGTGCGAGATGCCCGACAACGAGCATAAAATTGCTCGCGCGCGTGCCCGTGCCGCTGATTCGCTGGTCTGCGAGACGCTGGACATCGCTGACCAGGCGGCGCCGGAGGAGGCTAACCTGGCTCGCGTGCGCATCCAGACGCGCCAGTGGGTCGCGGAGCGCTGGAAGCCTAGCGTCTACGCCCAGCAGCGCGGTCCTGCGGTCAACATCAGCATCGGTGGCCTGCGCCTTGATGCGCTGCGCCACGTCGAGGTGGTGCAGGACGCTGACAACGTGCCGCAGGTCTGTGGATAACTATGTCTCAAGCATCTCTACTGCATACGACGGGCATTATGTTAAGTTGTTTAGCCTGTGACTATCCTGTGGATAACCTACCCTTGTACGCTGGCTACTGGCCGGTGCGCCTGGCTCCCGTGGCCGCGACCCCCCCCTTCGCGCCAGCGGCGGGGGCGGCAACTGCTGCACCTAAACACACACCGAGCCCATGAACCCTGACCCCACCCCCCTGGCCACGTCCCCGGCACCGCCCACCGCCACAAAAAAAATAAAAACTGTGCCAACTATCGCGTCCACTGTCACCGAGATGACAGAAGCGCAGTCGGAGCACTCCAAGAACCCGTTTATTGAGTGGGCGAAAAAGTATTACCGCAACCCTGTTCTCTTTGTGCAGGAGGTGTTAAACACGGAGCCGGACGCCTGGCAGAAGGCTTTTCTGATGCACATAGCGGCAGGCGAGCGCAGGATTAGCGTCAGGTCTGGCCACGGTGTGGGCAAGAGCACGGCTGCCGCCTGGGCGATTATTTGGTATGCGTTCCTGCGGTTTCCGGTCAAGATTGTGCTCACGGCGCCAACAAGCTCGCAGCTCTATGACGCCTTGTTTGCGGAACTAAAGCGCTGGGTGAAGGCTCTGCCGGAGACTTTGCAGAACCAGTTGGAGGTTAAGCAGGACAGGATTGAGTTTAAGGAATTCCCTAACGAGGCGTTCATAAGCGCCAGGACTAGTAGGGCCGAGCAGCCTGAGGCCTTGCAGGGTGTCCACTCGGAGAATGTCATGCTGGTGGCAGACGAGGCGTCAGGTATACCGGAGCAGGTGTTCGAGGCCGCGGCTGGCTCGATGTCCGGCCACAGCGCTGTAACTTTGTTACTTGGTAACCCCGTCCGGTCCAGCGGTTTCTTCTACGACACGCATAATCGTCTGGCGGGTGACTGGATCACGATGAAGGTTTCGTGCGCGGATTCTCCGCGAGTGTCAGAGGCCTACATCGAGGAGATGAAGTCTAGGTATGGCGAGGAGAGCAACGCCTACCGTATTCGCGTGCTGGGTGAGTTTCCCAGGTCCGATGACGATACCGTGATCCCGATGGAGCTTTTGGAGATGGCCACACAGCGGGACGTGGCGCCAAGCACCAGCGCCAGGTTAGTGTGGGGCTTGGACGTTGCCAGGTTCGGCTCAGACAGGAGCGCCCTGTGCAAGCGCCAGGGTAACGCGGTGACCGAGCCCATCAAGACGTGGAAGAACTTGGACCTGATGCAACTGACCGGAGCCATAGTGTCCGAGTACGAGGTACTGATGCCGAGTCAGCGTCCGCACGAGATACTGGTGGACAGCATTGGATTAGGCGCTGGCGTCGTTGACCGGCTGCGCGAGCTGAACCTGCCTGCGCGCGGTATCAATGTCTCAGAGTCACCAGCGATGGGCGGGACGTATCGGAACTTGAAGGCTGAGCTATGGCACAAGGCCAAGGCGTGGCTGGAGCAGCGTGACTGCACCATGCCCAAGGATGATTTACTGATCTCTGAGCTGGCCACTGTGCGGTATTCGTTTACCAGCAACGGCAAGATTCAGATTGAGGGCAAGGACGAGATCAGGAAGCGCGGGTTAGCGAGCCCAGACAGGGCAGATGCGTTTTGCTTGACGTTTGCTAGTGACGCTATCACAGGCGCATTTGGCTCTGCGTCCAGCAACAAGTGGGGGCAGGCGCTGCGCAGGAACATACCCCGCGTAGCATAATTGGGGTAAGCATTAACACGCATGGGGATTGAGGCAGCTAGAAGCCGTGGGACGCGTTCCGACTTTAAGTGCAGTCCCCAGCCGTGTTGGTGTAGTTCAGTTAATTCACCATAAGGTGAGCCGAGGCATCGGTGGGGAGAACAGGCTCATGCACGGGCTATGCGCTGGGTTCGAGGCCAGCCACCAACAACTTATTTTTTAAGGAGCACAGATATGAAGATGACCAAAGCACAAAAGAAAGTTGGCAAAGTTATGCACGAGTACAAGACCGGAAAGCTGCACTCTGGACCAGGCGGCAAGGTAGTGAAAAACCCACGCCAGGCGATTGCGATTGCTTTATCCGAGGCCAAGATCAAGCCTAAAGCAGCAATGAAAGGGAAGATGTAATGGCCACCAGTATGCGAGACGTGCCTGCGCGCTACCAGGGCGCGATGAACCAGATGATGTCTAAGACCAGCACCAAGTGTCCGCTGCCTACGCAGGACGTGACGTTGAATCTGAAGAACCGCGCCAAGGCGATTACCACTGCCGCGTATGGCCCTGAGAATCCAGCGCTACCAAATACAGAGTATTGGAAGAAGAAGGCCAATACCTGGGGCGTGACGATTAGCGATGCCAAGCAGAGCCGGTGCGGTAACTGCGCAGCGTTTAACGTGCAGGACTCCATCAAGGAGTGCATTGCCAAGGGTATCGGTAACGAGGCAGACCCCTGGGGGACGATTGCCCTAGCTGACTTGGGTTACTGCGAGATTTTTGACTTCAAGTGCGCGGCCAGCCGTACCTGTGACGCTTGGGTTGTTGGCGGCCCCAATGACGGCAGCAAGGACTCTGAGGAACCAGTGGACACGCAACTGGAAGGCGGGGTTGAGGAATGAAGTCAGGACTCTATGCCAACATCCACGCCAAGCAGGCGCGTATCAAGGCCGGTTCAAAAGAGAAGATGAACAAGCCTGGAAGCAAGGCGGCGCCAACTGCTGCTGACTTTAGGCAGGCGGCTAAGACGGCAAAGCCTGTAAAGAAAAAATGACAGCGGCCTGGCAGCGTAAGGAGGGTAAGAACCCCGCTGGAGGGTTGAATGCCAAGGGTCGCGCTAGCGCAAAGGCAGAGGGTATGAACCTAAAGCCTCCAGTTAAATCAGGCGACAACCCCAGGCGTGCGAGCTTTCTTGCGCGTATGGGAAATATGCCTGGTCCTGAGATGAAGGATGGAAAGCCCACCAGGTTGCTGCTGAGTCTGAATGCCTGGGGCGCTAGCAGCAAAGCAGACGCCAAGGCCAAGGCTAGAGCCATATCCGCGAGGAACAAGTCAAAGTGATTAGCCCCATTGTCATATCCACTGTACACGGCAAGGGCTTGGGAGTTTTGCTTGAGTCCATTAAGCAATACTGTCCGGAGATACCTGTTTACCTGCGCGGACCTGAGTCCGTGATCGAGCACTTCAATGCTGACGTTAAAGTGTTTGCGCAGCCCACTAACTTTGGCAACGACTACAACACCATCATTAACCGAGCGCTTGAGGACTTTGAGTCCGTGGTGGTGGCCAATGACGATATCGTGCTGACGCCTACCAGTTACAGGGTCCTGATGGAGGACGTGGACATCTTGCTGGATATGGATTTACCAGTCGGGTGGGTGGCGTCCAGGACTGACGCGGCACGCCAGGTGCAGAACATTAGGTTCAACCCTGATAACGAGACGATTGATATGTGCCGATTCAAGTACGAGTCCAAGATCAGGCCAGCAGAAGTAATTAGCCCGATATTCGCCTGGATACACGGAGATACCTTTAAAGAGGCTAACTTTCCACCGCTGAACTGGTACTCCGACGACGTTAACTGCCTTGACCTGATAGCTAAAGGCTTTGAGCACTACGTCTCGACAAGCTACGTCCACCACGTTGGCAGCCAGACAGTTGGCACTAACGCCGAGAAGTTGACCAATGAGGCAGTGCCATGGTTGCTTAAAAACAGACCCGAATATGCCAAGCAGTGGTTTAACTCTTAACTTGGGATCGGGCCGTGATTGGCGCGATGACTGCGTCAATATGGACATTAACGAGAACAAGAACCCCGATTGGCATGGTGATATCTGCACCATTGAGTGGGGTCAGAAGATACAGACGCACGCTGGTGAGATCACGGTAGAGCCTGGGATATTCACCAAGATACTCGCACAAGATGTGCTGGAGCACGTCCCTGACCTAGTCAAGTGCATGAGAAACTGCCTGGATTTGTTGGACGTTGGCGGTGAGATGCACATCCACGTCCCGTATGACTTATCACTTGGCGCGTGGCAGGACCCGACCCATGTACGTGCGTTTAACGAGAATTCTTGGGTCTATTACTGCGCCTGGCACTGGTACTTGGACTGGAAGGATTTTCGGTTTGAGATGAAGTACCTAGAGTACAGGCTGTCAAAGTACGGCGAAAGCCTAGAATTAGAGCAAGACGAGTTGCTACGCACACCGCGTGCGGTTGACTCCATGTACGTCGTTTTACGAAAGATACCCGTATGAAAGACCTAGAGATAAGCACCGATGTCTCCGCGATGGAGCCTATGGGCGATGACGAGCTGGAGGCAATCATTGGCCAGGACTTGACCGATGCCGTTAGCTATGTTGACTCTGACCTGTCACCTACCCGCGCGCGCGGTACTGAGTATTACCGAGGCGACCCATTTGGTAACGAGGAAGATGGCCGGTCACAGGTGGTGGCGATGGAGGTGCGGGACACTGTCTCGGCCATGATGCCTAGCCTGATGCGGGTGTTCTTTTCCAGCGAAAACGTAGTCGAGTTTGTGCCAGAGGGTCCAGAGGACGTGGCATTTGCTAAGCAGGCAACCGACTACGCTAACTTTGTCTTTAACTCGGACAACAACGGGTTTATGACCACCTACGCCATCTTTAAAGATAGCCTGGTGCGTAAGTGCGGTATTGCTAAATACTGGTGGGAGGAGACAGAAACTGTCCGCATTGAGGAATATTCTGGCTTAGATGACCAGACTTTGCAGATACTTGCGCAAGAAGATGCCGAGGTCAAGATTGTTGTCTCTTACCCTGACTCTGCCGCAGTGCAGGCGATGCAGGGCATGGCGCCACAGATTGACCCTGCTACCGGCCAGCCGATGCCTATGCCGCCACCGCCGATGCTGCACGACGTGCAGATCAAGCGCGTACTGAAAGATGGACGCATCAAAGTTATGGCAGTGCCACCGGAGGAGCTGCTGCTTGATCGGCGCGCAAGATCGTTTGAGGATGCAGGGATCATTGCCCACCGCAAGATGGCCACAGTCGAGGAACTGGTGGCTATGGGTTACGACGAGGACGAGGTGCGCGACAACATCACGTCCACCGACCTAGACAGTAACGAGGAGTATTTGGCGCGCCAGCCGCTGTCCACCACCTTTGGAATGAACGACAGCGCAAACCCTATGCAGCAGCGCGTCTTGTACATCGAGGCGTACTCGCGCATTGACTACGACGGCGACGGCATTGCGGAGCTGCGCAAAATTTGCTGCATCGGCTCTGGCTACAAGGTGGTGCGCAACCTGCCAGCATCCTATATCCCGTTTGTTGACTTCCCCTGCGACCCAGAGCCACATACGTCTCCACTGGAGGCGATGTCTATTTTTGATATTACGCACGATATCCAGGAGATTAAGTCTGAGATTTTGCGCAATACGCTGGACTCTCTGGCACAGTCTATCCACCCGCGTACTGCGGTAGTTGAGGGCATGGTCAACATGGATGACGTGCTCAATAACGAGACTGGCGCCGTGATTCGTATGCGTCAGCCTGGCATGGTGCAGCCGTTTAGTAATCCATTCGTTGGCCAGGCTGCGTTTCCCATGATCGACTACATGGACCAGATGCGCGAAAACCGCACCGGCATGAGCAAGGCCGCGATGGGATTGGATGCCGACGCCTTGCAGTCTAGCACTAAGGCAGCGGTAGCAGCCACCATTAGCGCGAGCCAGGGCAGGATTGAGCTGACGGCTCGCCTGATGGCAGAGGGCATGAAAAAGCTCTTTAAGGGAATCCTGTTCCTGCTGGTGACGCACCAGGACAAGCCGCGCATGATTCGTCTGAGCAACCAATTTGTTGAAATGGACCCGCGCGCATGGAACTCCGCGATGGACGTACACATCAATATCGGTCTTGGTAATGGCGACACAAACGAGCGCATCCAGGCTCTGATGATGATTCTTGGTAAGCAGCAGGAGGCACTAACCCAGCTAGGCCCACAGAACCCGCTGGTGACCCCGTCTCAGTATTCCCACACACTGCGCCAGATCGTGGCACTGTCAGGGTTTAAGGATACGTCTCAGTATTTCAATGACGTGCCTGCCGACTACCAGCCGCCAGCGCCACCAGCGCCCAAGCCTACGCCAGAGGAAGTATTGGCGCAGGTGCAGGCCAAGTCTATTGAGGCCGATATCCAGAAGAAGGCTGCAGAGCTGGAGCTCAAGCACCAGCAGATGATCCGCGATGACGACTACCGACGAGATCAATTAGCACAAGACCTATACTTAAAGAAATACGAATTAGAATTAAAGTACAACGCACAAATTTCTACGGCTGAGATTGAAGCACAGCAAAGTCTTAACCGAGAAGCGATGCAGCAGCAGACCACCCTGGCACAGAGCCAGATGTCAGCGGCTGCGCCCATCAACCTAAACGGAATGGCATAAATGGAGAATGAAGAACTTGTACGCAAGGGCCGAAAGGCAAGCCAGTTACTGGAGGATGAAACCTTCAACCTGGCAATCAACAAGATGGAAAACGACCAACTCTGGTACTTTCGGTCAACGAAACCAGAGGAGTCAGCCAAGCGAGAGATCGCCTGGTCCATGCTAAAGGCAATCGATAACTTAAAGATCGAGCTGCAAAAAATTGTTGACAACGCAAAGGTGGCGCAACGCGCCATCGAGCGAGCGAATAAGTAGAGGACATTTATGCAACAAGCACAAACGGGTTCTGCGGGACCCATGAATCTGGACCAAGCGGCCCAGGCACTCTCAGCAATGCTGCCCGATGAGGGAGAACAGTCAATTGATGAGACGTTGGACGATTCGCTGCAAGGCGAGTCGGCGGCGCCAGCCGAGACATCACTGGAAGATGCAGACGCAGACAGTGAAGTAACGGATGGCGAACAGTTAGAGGAAAGTGAAGATTCCGAGGAAGAAAAGCCGGATCAGACCTTTACCGTCAAAGTAGACGGCACTGAGGTTACTGTAACCCTGGACGAACTTCAGAAGGGATATTCGCGGACTCAGGACTACACGCGAAAGACTCAGCAAATTGCCGAAATTCGACGCCAAGTCGAGTCGGAGGCCGAGGCCATTCGCGCCGAGCGCAGTCAGTACGCTCAATTGTTAGGAGCATTGGAGTCACAGGTTCAGCAAGCCGCAGAGCCTCAGATCGACTGGGACCGCCTCTACCAAGAGGACCCCATCGAGTGGGTGCGGCAGAAAGAGGTGATGCGTGAAAACCAAGCAAAGGCGCAGGCTATTCAATTTGAAAAGCAGCGTCTAGCGGAAATTTCACAGCAGGAGCAAGCTCAACAGATGCAGTCATTTTTAGCGCAGCAGCGGGATGAATTGCTGAAGGTTTTGCCTGATTGGAAGGACCCAAACAAGGCAAAAAAAGAGAAGGAATTGCTCATTGACTTTGGCCAAAAGGCTGGGTTTAGCGCCGATGAACTGAAGAACATATTCGACCACCGCGTCGTTAACGTGCTGCATAAAGCTGCACTATACGAACAGATGATGTCCAAGAGACAGAACATCAAGCCGGTGACGAACAATGGCCCACGTCCTGCCAAGCCAGGTGCAGCAGGACGTATCTCTACGACAAGTGAAGCTACTCGCGCAAAACAGCGTCTTGCAAAAAGTGGTCGCGTCAATGATGCGGCCTCCGCAATTGAACTTTTATTGAAGTGAGTAAATTATGACTATCGTAACTAACACCTTCACCACCTTTGATGCCAAAGGTATCCGTGAAGATTTGAGCAATATTATTACCAATATTGCACCGGAAGAAACCCCTTACATGAGCAACATTGGCCGCGAGTCAGTAAGCAATTCTCTGTTTGAGTGGCAAACCGATACCCTGGCAGCAGCCGCAGCCAACAAGCAGTTGGAGGGCGATGATGTTGCATCATTTGACGCTGTAACTGCTACTGTTCGTCTGCAAAACTACGCTCAGATTTCGCGCAAGACTATCGTCCTGTCCGCTACTGAGGAAGTGGTTAACAAGGCAGGTCGCCGTTCTGAGTTGGCTTATCAGATCGCCAAGCGCGGTTCTGAATTGAAGCGTGACCAAGAGTTTTCCATGCTAAATGGTGCAGTCGCTGCCGCTGGTAACACTACCACCGCGCGCGGTACTGCTTCTCTTGGCGCTTTCATTAAGACTAACGTCGATATGCAGACCAATGGTGCTAATCCTTCGTACACGACGCTGCCTAACAGCGCCCGTACTGACGGTAACGTGCGTACCTTCACTGAGACAATTTTGAAGAACGTCATCCAGCAAGTCTGGACCGCTGGCGGCACTCCAAAAATCTTGATGACTGGTCCTGTGAACAAGCAGCGCGTCTCTGGTTTCTCTGGCATTGCATCTTCGCGTTTCAACATTGATGGTGGCGCACGTCCCGCTACCATCATTGGTGCAGCCGACATCTATGTTAGCGATTTCGGTAACGTGCAAGTGGTTCCTAATCGCTTCCAGCGCGAGCGTGATGCTTGGGTGATTGATCCTGAGTACGCAAAGATGACCACCCTGCGTCCTTACCAGCAAGTTGAGCTGGCTAAGACTGGTGACGCTGAAAAGCGTATGCTGATCGTAGAGTGGGGCCACAAGGTCTTGGCTGAGAATGCCCACGGCCTGGCTGCTGACCTGATTACTTCGTAATCAAGCATGGAAGGGATCAGGGAAACCTGGTCCCTTTTTTAAATGAGCGAATCAAAAATATTTGACACAAATTCAGACCTTGGAATTACTCGGACGTGGCACTATGACGCGGATACCGACAAGGCAACCATACAGACAAGTCAAGATGTAACTGCGATCATTGAAGAAAACCGCAGCATCTACAACCAGGGCGAGAAGCACGATAAATATGGAGAGTGGAGCCGCGTGGCGTCCATACCATTGAGCGTGTACTTTAAGCTCAAGGCAGAAGGAAAGCTCAATGACGATGCGTACATGAAAAGATTTTTAAACGATCCTGACAACCAATACTTTAGAACTCGACCAGGACAAGTATGAACTATGTAGCAGTCTGCACGCCAGCGCGTGATATGGTCCACACAAACTTCACCTACTGCCTGGTGAACATGGTGGCGTATCACACTATCA